AATGTATTCACCAATTCAGTTCCTTGGCAGACTCAGTGGGGTCCTAATAGAGGTCTAATCACCAGTCCTTCGATTGCATCTTTGAATGTGAGAGCGTTCCCAGATGACGTTGGCCTGCTATGCCAGAATAGAATCAACCCATCTAAGAACACTGCAGCCGGTGAATTTTTCTGGGATGACTATACTATGATGGCTAAGAGTTCTATTCTCCAGAGATGGCACGCAGTATGCTTCTTGGCTAATCTGAACAAGAGATATCGCACTATCCTTGAGCAGTATGTTGCTGAGTTGAATACTCCAGCTCTGAGAAAAACCATCTTCAATGTGCTAAACGAAGACCTGAACTACATCATGAATGTTGCAAGCCCTCAAGGTCTTTACAACTACTATGTGATCTGCGATGAGTCTAATAACACTCCTGCGGTTATTGATGCAGGTGAATTGAATGTCGATATTGGTTTGGAGATTGCAAGAGATACTCGAGTAATCAACCTAACCACCACCCTATACCGGACTGGCGGCATCGTTGAGTCTGGAATCAAATTAAACTAAGGAGACTTGACTGATGGCTATAGACAAATCAAATTTTTATTGGGTCTCTGCGATGACAAGTCAAAGAGATCCAATTAGAACAACTCACTGGAGATTGAGGGTTAATACTCAGGCAGTTAAGACTGCTATGGGTAACCCCTCTATCCTTGCTGATATTAACGGTGATACTGATATCTCGGTTATTGTTAAGACTGGAAGTGTACCTAAGATCCTCATAAACTCGGCTGACTCGTTCTTCATGGGTCAGAAGATGGCTTTTGCCACTAACACTGAATTCGATACTGAGTCTGATTGGGAAGTTCAAGAGACTTCTGATCTAATCGCATTGAGATTCTTTGGAATGTGGAATCAATATGTTCATAATGTAGGCGCTCTGACAATCGACAAGCCTGCTAATCAGGCTATCGACCCTAATTCATCTACAGGAATGGGAATGAATCTAGGTTCTGGTAAATTCACCTCCACTGATTATCCTAATAGCTTGGTTAGAAACACTGACTGGGTTTGGCTTGAACTGTATGACTACACTCAAGGTGTCGTACTATTCAGAGTCTCATTCGTCAACTTCTGGCCTAAGAGCTTCGGTGGAATCCAATTGACACATGAAAGTCCTTCGCTGGCTAAGTGGACATTAGGTTCACATCAGGACTACTACACTTATGTTATTCCTTCCAAGTTCGGTTCAATGGGCAATGGCTTCTAACTAAAGCCCTTCCATTATTATTCAAGAAAGACTCGAAAGAGTCTTTTTTGTTATGTTCTAAATATTTTTATGTTAGATAAAAGATATGGTTATTTTACAACTGCAATGGAAAAGACTTCGGAGCCTATCAGACAAAATAGGTGGGTTGTAAATTTAAACTTCTCTGAATTATCTAGTTCAGGTCAATTCCCAGATGCAGGGACTCTAACATACTCTATTAAGGAAACAGATTTCCCTGGATTCAAAACTGAAACCGATTCACTATTCTATTTCGGGGTTGAGAGAAAGCTAACTACTTCAGTGTCTAATGTAGGTCAAATAACACTAACTATTCTAGAAGGTGAGAATCTCATAGGATATAATTCAATGCTAAGATGGCTACAGCAATGTGCGAATATCAATCAACTTGCAACTAAGAGCGTTGATATAATGTCAAATAGTAGAAATAAAGAGTTTATTATAAACGCGCCTAATTATAGTAAAGGTGAATTTGTAAACTCTAACGTCTTGAATATTGAAGTCTTTAGTTATGTCACGGGTGCAGTAATACTACGAGCCGATTTCAAAAATATTAGACCTTTTGATATCGGAAATGTAAGACTTTCATCCGAGTCAAATGAACTATATAAATTCAATGTTTCATTTGACTATGACTACGCTACAATTACAGGTAATATTGGAAAGAGATCGCCTGTAAATAATGGAGTTCTTACATAACAAAAATAACCTGATTAGATGTGAATCCGGCTGCATATACCATTTTTTTAAGAGCTTCGCCTGTAGCATTGTCAGGGTTTGATAGTTTAAGTTGAGTTGGCATTCCCTCTGGCGGACATTTACTATTAAGTATTGCCTTAAACGCCGTTAGTATTCCAGACTTGTTGATTGCGTTTCTATGTATTTCTAATCCACTATTAACAACCTCCCCAGTCGAACCCTTCTCGCCTTGCGCTGTTCCATTTCCGACCATTCTATTTGAATCTCTTAGGTTAAATTGGTATTTTTTAAATGCTAAATTATACTCGTCTAATAGCTTAGAGCATGAAGTCTTAACGAATGGAATTGATCCGAGTGGTTTAGACTTCGTGGAATCGTAGCCACTGTCCCCTATTCTATTGCAAGTGAATGTTACTTTATATTCTTTAAATTTTCTATCAGATGCGTCTAAGTCATAAGAATCCATTGCAAATATTTCACAGTTTTCATATGAATATGAATTTTTAATGTTCCCATCTGAACCATATATTGAAACTTCAACTGATACTTTAGCTCTTGTTTTAGTTGTTTCGAATTTAGCTAAATTATGATTAGTCGCAAATATAGAAGCTAGGCTCTTAATAATCTGATTCTCACTATCCATTCTGAATGTCACGCTCAAATCTGAATATGTCTGAACCGACAGTACATTCTTAGGTTTAGCCAGTGTAGTAAGACTTACATATATATCATCAACTAGATTAAGAGTTTCATATGGAAGTGTCACTGACTTAGCGTAAAATCGTATGTTACTGTATACTTCACCTCCATTACTATCCTTTATAGTGACGATATACTTATTACCCACAAACCCTGATATTGTATTTCCGAAATAAGTTGTCATTTCTTGAGCTGTGTACATTTATTAATCTCCAAATCCTGGGTTTCCGTCACTATGCGGTTGTTCATGTGAACCATTTCTCTCACCTTTAGGTATTTCACTGAGGTTGACTACCTTAACCTTGACTTCTCCACTAGTTAACGCCTTCTTTAGTGCATCTGAACTTTCTTTTGCGCTCTTATCGCGATCCTTAATTAGCTCATCGAATCTCTTCATAAAGTCATTCATTGACTCGCTGAATATATCCTGTAGTTCTTCGAACGATGCTTCTTGATTGTCAATAGTTTCAGGCGTAGGTGTTTGGTTCGCTGAAGGAGTTGGCGCGTGAGGTCCATATACCTCAAGGTCTTTTGGAATAGGTATTGGAATCTCTTTTAATCGACTCTCAGTTTCTTTGATTTTATTTTCAATTTCACTAGTTTCTAATGTCTTATTTTTCTTTATTTCATTTGCATTATCTAATGAAGTTCTACTCTTCAAGGCTTCAGCGAATGAAGTTTCCTTAAAGGCTTCTGCGGCTTTTTCGCTTTCAGTCTTACCATTATTTGCGAATTTAGCTCCACCTTGCTTCTCATACTCTATCATATAACCGCTCTTATCCTCACCTCCGATTACACCTTGCATTTCATCGGCGGTGATCTCAATACGCTGGGCCATAGCTTCCATTTTCTTATTGACATATTCATCTTTCTTAGCCTGCTTCTCTTCGGCTGAGAAACCTTTCATCTTCTTGTCTACTGCCTTGTTTATTTCCTTGATTTCATTCACTAGTTCCTTGCCTAGAATCTCACGCAAATCTAAGAAGATACCTGAAATAGTATCAATTGAAGTCTGGATATTAACTGCAGTCTCTTTGATGGTGTTATCTTGATCGTGTATAATCTTAGCGTACTCTTCAACTTCAGCTAGGTTCTTTAAAAGTGTATCTGAAACTGTAGTATCTTGATTACCCTGTGCGTCAGTTGTTAGATACTTACTTTTAATCAAAGCCTCTAATTCATCTTTTGGAAATTGATTATTCTTAATCGCGTCAGCTATCTTATTAATATCGGCTTCACCTGGACTTGTTTCTGATGCAAACCTAGCGTCAATTCCAGTTTCAGATGTTTTCATTGCACCTGCAATTGCACCGCTTAGGTCATCAATCAGATTCTTCTGAACATCATCGGCTTGCTTTTTTACTGCAATAGCTTTATCTTGTACTTCCTTATTAACTATCATGGACTTCTGAGAGTCTTCCTTAGCTGCAACCAGACCTTCAACTTTCAATGCATTACGCTCGGCTCGCTTCTCACCTCTCTTGTCCACCATATCCATTGCCTTCTGTATGCCACCTCCGAGCACCTCCAGCGCCTCTCCGGGAATAGTACCCATACCCATAGCCTTCATAGCCATGTCAGCTCCTGCAGCCAGTAGAGTCATACTCTTACCAGTCTTACCAGAACTCAACTTTTCCTTGAGGGTTTTCTTAGCTGTTAGATTCTTGATAGGCACGCCATCTTTGATAGCCTTGTCCATCATCTTGAAGAATTTCAACTGTTCTAATGTAGCCTTTTTATAGAAATTACTAGCATCCTTTCCAAATCCAGTAATAGCATACATTTGATGACCCTGTGCGACCGCCTTTGACAATAGGCTTAGATTAGCCTTTTCATTCTTAGTTACATTGATATTCTGGAGAGTGTCTAATAGAGATGTTAATTCAGTTGTTAGATTCTGAGTTGTAATATCGAGATTCTTCATCTGCTTTATATCAGGATTCGCATAAGTCTTAACCAGTAATTCAAGCATCTTGGTTAGCTTATCGTAATGCTTCGCATTTGGCGCATTCTTAGTAATCTTTATTAGATTCTTAAGCTCACCTGTATCGCCTTTTGCAGTTTTGAAAGTCAGATTCAAAGCCTTAATTATATCTTCAATTCCCATGTCCTTTTTAGTAGTACTGGTAATTCGAAGTTGCTCAACTAGCTGGTTGAGCGATATAATCATCTTCTGTAGATTAAGGTCTTTAGGATCTAATGACATGATAATATTTAGCCTGATATTATTCTATGCATTTTTGAATCCCGTTCATCTTCTATCTTTCTCTGTATATTATCGATATGTTCAAAGAATTCAACTAAGAACATATCATCAAATGCATTAACTCCCGTTCCAAGTTGTTTAGAGAGTGACGCTTTCACCCTTATCAACCAGATCAGGTCCAATGCGGGGAATATAGTATTCTCCGTGAAAGGGGATGTGTACGAGATTTACATGACCGCACTCCTCCTTTTCGTTGCTGCATTTAAGTTGAGCTATATGAGTGAATCCCATATTACATTCATCGAATTTAGTGCTTAATACACTATAGTCAATTAGAGATAGTTCGGCCATAAACTCAAGGGCAGTTTCAATACTCTTACCTTCAATCACTGCAGCTATTCTCAGGTTTCTGATTTCGCTTTGAGATATTTCTCTAAGACCTTCGAATTTCTTAACATGATCCTTAACACGTTTCACGTCTTTACGCTTCTCGAACTTCAACTTCACTCTTATAAGTGATTCAGGTAAATCAAATTCAGGCTCACTAGCATCTTCAGGTAGATAGTATATTGCAAAATCTGATAGTGATACTATCCTATGCAGATTGACATGACCGCAGCTCTCGCATATGAATGTTCTCCTGAGAGGGGCTTTAGAGAAGCTCTGATCTCGAAGCCACGCTAGAATATACTTACGGTCCATTTCGAGTAATTCTTCTGGGGGTACGCCTTTAATTCTACGTCTGAATACATCGTCAATGACTTCATGATTCTCTTCGTCTTGCATTGCGTGAAGTGCTATTGCATCACTAACCTTAAATGGCATACCCTTGATGGTGATTGGAGCACCCATAGAACTTCTATAGTATCTACCACCTGAAGGAAGACCTCTAATTGGAATATAGATGTCCTTATCTTCTATTCTAACTTCATTTGGCGTTGCGTTTATGACACCTAGAGAATCTGGATCAATTCCAACACCTCTTAGTATCTCACGTTGCGCCTCGTCCATAACATGTCCAGCCATTTTTTAACCTCAGTTTTATTTATTATTAGATTCCATAAATATTTTCCATGTCACTAAAAGGAGTTATTAAAGGTATTAGTAGTAGTGAAGGTACTAATGTATCTACATTTGATAAGGCGACTAAGAGTTATAAGGACGCGATTGCGAAGTTTACTGGAGTTAGTATCATTAATAATTCAGATGAACCTCAAGGATTAATTGAAGGTATTGTTCAAGGTGATATCAAGTTAAGTGCAAATAACAATTGGAATAGTACTCTCTATTACGGTTTTACCGATGCTGCAGGTAAGGTAGGATTCCAAGGAACTCAAGCAAGTTCTCTCATCAAACTGTCCAATACCCTAATGAACGCCGCAGGTTATACATTAGGTGGCACTGGACCGGCAAGCAAGAAAATGTATCAAGGTTCTAATCTATCAGGTTTTACCGTTCAGTTTAAATGGTACACTCCCCTTATGACCGGATGGAAAGATGCTATTCAAGCTCTTACTATGTTGGCATGGCCAACAACAGTGAACGCTTCGAATGCTATTAGTGTTGCTAAAGTTGAACTACCAGCGCCACCTGCTGAAGGTACTCCAGGTGCTACTGTAATAGAAGGTTTAAAAAATAGAATAGCAGATCATACAAATGATGCTAATGCTTTAATAAAACTCATCAACGCTGCAATACCAATGACAGAACTCAAAATACATGGAGAGCCATCTGAAATTAGATCAAAATATCCATTTACTTCTAAGTTCGGTGATATTATGGATGAATATGATACTTGGGCTAATTCAAGTCCAACTGAACGATTTAATATGAGTGAACCATACTCTAAGATTTTATTTTGGGCAGATAGTAATATGGATAATGCTATTGAGAAGGATAAGACCAACTTAAAAGCCTTAGAAGGCACGTTTCAATTTACTGAGGCTGATATTGGACTCGATCGTACTTATTGGGATAATACTGACACCCCATCTTACAATCCAACTGCTATTAGGCGCAACTCTGAAGGTGTTGCTGCGGCTAGTACTCCAAGTAAACAGCCTCCTGAAATTAGTGTTGTAGGGGCATTTAAAGATCTACTTAATGGGACGACTCAACTACTTACGGGTATGATGGAATCAATCGCAGTAAACCCTCCTAAAGTATCGTTAGAGATTTTCAGTGGAACTTCATTGAAATACAGATTAGCTCCCTTGGTTATAACAGGATTCACTATAAATGCTTCAAGAGAAACTATTGATGGTGAACCTGTAATAGTAACAGTTGATATTACATTCGATTACTACATGGTGAATGCTACTGGAGCTACGACAGGTGAGGGTCAATTGTTTGCTGGAAGTCCTATTTTCGCGGTCCCAAAGACACCAATCAGGAACTAATACATGACATACGGAGAACTTTTCAAATCGGATTCAAATGGATTAGATCTACTATCAGCTAGGGATGCTTTTACATATACGTCATTCAATACGATAAAAATACCTCAAATGTTAGTAGGGAAGCCTTGGGTTATTGCTCAGGTTCAGTATGGGGATTTTAGGCTTTGGTGGGCCATTGTAAAAGCTAATAATATTAGAGTTCCTATGATAATGAGAGATTCTTTCAGAGTGTCCGCTAATAATTCATACACTAATAATATTATTACAGATTTCTATCTAGGGCGTGATATAATACTACCATCAATAGTAGACATTAATACATACATCGATAAAATAAAAGGGAAATAACAATGGATGGTAATTGCTACTTTAGAATCGGCACTCTTGCTATGGATGCTGGAAGTGTAATAAGCTGTACGATATATGAGAATTTCGGGTATCTTCCTTGGGGTAAGATCAAGTTTCAAGATAAGCTAGGAATGGTTCAAGCTAATTTTGATTTTAGATCTTACACTGACATTGAGATTACGATGGGGATGTATGACGACAATAAGGCTAAGTCTGAGATTGTCTTTAAGGCTCAGATAGTATCAAGTTCAATATCTTCTGATCGACTGGATAGTTCAACTCCTATTATAGATCTAGTGTTCATCTACAGAGGCGAAAAGGGTTCAATGCTATCAAGCATTCCTTCTGCAGGTTATGTTTCGAATACAAGCATTGACGTATTAAAAAGCATCTTTAAGAAAAAGAATATTAACTTTGACGTAGATCCTAAAATTGTTACTATGGATCGAATGGATTGGTTATTAGTAAATCATACAGTGTTGAGTTCTATTAACTTTATATGCGATCATTCGTATATTCAGGAAAGTGCATTATTGTATGCAATAAACTTAAATGGGGTTGTAAGATTATTCTCAATCGCCAATGTATTCAATAACTCAGAACCTGAATATACTTTTATCTACACTCCAACTGGATATAAAGATTCATGTTTAAATAACGGCGAGTTTAAGATAGGTGATCGGAAGGTAATATACTTCAACGAAAAGAGTGTTAGAAGCGATGCAGGGTTAAATCAGGATTCCGCTGCATTTGCGGTTAAGACTGTTGGGAGTGATAGTAAATCGAATAGTATTAAGAATAAGAATTCTGGAATAGGCGCTTCTGTTGATGGTTCGCTTAACTCAACATTCTATAGGCCCACTAAGTCACCTCAAGTACATGATTTCTACGCAGAAGCTCCTTTATATAGAAAGGCTATTTTAGCTTCATATGCATATTCAATTGAGATTGCATGTGAGAATGAAACTGCTACTTCAGTTGGCAGTGTTATTGATGTATTAGACGGTGTGTATGATTCGAACAATAAATTCATAAAGGCTAGTAAAACCTCAGGTGTTCATTTTGTTATGCGTAAGGGATATCATTATGTTAGAGGTAATACAACTTCATCTTCAACTTTTAGAACTACTCTACATCTACTGGGAAATTCAACTCAAACACCTGACACCTATATCGATAAACTACGAAAAGCAATGGGGATGTAATGTCACTAGTAAATACTCAAGGGGATATAAAGAATCCATCATTTGAAATACTGAGAGAGATGACTTTACCGTCTAATGGAATATCATTTAATGGAATATATCGAGGTATTGTAACTAAATGTAAGACTGACAATAATAAGCCATTATATGTAAGGGTTAAGATATTCGGATTGACAGATGAACTCCCAAGTAAGTCACAGCCTTGGGCTAGAAGCAGTGGATCTTTTCCTATTCCATCTCCAGGTACATATGTTGACATAATGTTCGAAGAAGGTGATATTCATTTCCCAGTGTGGTCTAATCCAAGTAAGGCGAGTGGGTCAAAATTATTCACTAAAGGTCAGAAGCAAAGCAAGCAGCAAAATCAAGAGGTGTATAATTCTCAGGACGGAACTACTGTTTCATATGATAAATCTACAGGTGTCTATAGCATTGAGCATACTAGTGGGGCTAAGTGTTCTATTGACGCTAATGGTAAATTAACACACGAATCAGGTCCTGGTGGAATTCCAATGCCTAAGTTTAGAGTTTTAACTGAAGCTGCAATATGCCCATATACAAAAGCACCTCATACAGGCGGAAGCCCTTATTTGGAAGTCTCCGATTATCCAAAGATTTAGTAGCTCTAAATATTTAAATGGCAGCAGTCGATGTAACTAGTTTATCTGCAGGTAGTTCTTATGTATCTGCCTCTAAAAATTCAATATCTCAACGTAATACTATAGGTAAAATTATAGGATCGGCTGAGAGTTTTGGTGATGATTGGAAAACAGATAAGATTGATAAATGCTATCAATTTGGATCTACTACAATGGGAGCGATGACTTCATCTATTTCAGGTGAATGTAGTTCTAATATCTTAGATAATATTGGATCATTGCTTAAGAATAATGCAGTAGTCCAATTCATAAACACTAGTATCGGTAAAGTAAATAATGCAATTGACGGTGTAAAGTCATTTGGTAAAACAGTAATAGGTGCTATTAGTAACTCGAAGATGGGGTTGAAGCTGCGTAGTTTCTATTGCGGAACTCTAGCACCTGCAATGCAGATACTACTGATGGTTCTAAAGGCTCTGATTGCAATACCATTGACAATTCTAAATGCATTGTACAAGATTATCCAGAAAATAAAGGATATCGCTAACTCATTAACTAAAAAGCTATTCGACTGTTTCAATAGCTTTTTAGGTGGAATGCAGGATAGTGTAGGTCAAATGTCGATGAACTATCAATTCAAGTTGAATGATCTTTTCAGTTTTCTAGATGATGTTGATAACTTCTTAGCTAACTGCGAAATTATATCAAGACCTCTAATAGATAGCTTCAATCAGATGATAAACCCCTGTTCACCTACAACAGCAAGACCGTTTTTCGATGCAATTGGTATGACGACTGAAGGAGTTGATGAACCAATATTATGTTCGGCTGAAGATCTTAGAGCTTTACTTGCTCGGAGAAAGAAAAATCAAGAAATATCTACTAATGCACTTAATGATTTCCTAAACAGGCAGAATCCTTTTTCTGGTGTATTCAATGGAGCGAAGGCGCTTAATGAGCTTACTAGAGCATACACTCAGAATGGAATTGCTCAGATATATGCAGCCACTATGACACCATTACATGGACTCGAAACCAGATATAATAATCTACTATCAGCTAGAAGCTCAATTCTAGGTAGAATTGTAAACTCTACTATTGGATGGCTATTCCCTGACTGTGGTAGTGGTAAGTTCGAAGATGGAATAATCAAACGTAGAAAGTATTCGATTAAAGATGTAATCAATATTCTAGATTCTATGAATGGATGTAATTCATATATATGTGGTGGAATTAACAATCAGGTCAGTGAATTGCTGGCTCAATTAGAGTTGAGTAAATGGGGTAGGTGGATTAACCCGCTTGTAAAATCAAATGAGAACTTAACTAAATTCATCAATAATATCTATGCTGAGACTTTCGGATCTAACGCTGAGATTGCTAATACTAAACTTGCAGGTCTTAATATCAATAGTTCATTTATAAAGAAGATTCTACCATATTCATTAACTCTTAAGGCGGTGTATTAATGGCTAAACTTGGAAAAGGCGCAGAGAGGCTAAAGAGTCTTGATACTAATTTTCAGGCAATTGCCAGATCAGTAATAGCTCAAATACCATCTTCGTTTAATGGTCGCGTAGTTAGTATTAACATTGAAAGTACTTTAAGAAGTAAAGAGCAGAATGATAAAGCAGGTGGTGCTAAGAATTCAAGGCACTTATGGGGTGGTGCTGTAGACTTCTCTATTAGTATCGATGATGTTAAGATTAAATTTCCAGGTTCATATGGTCATTATAGTAAAAGTTCAACCGTTGTGGTTGGCGGTGTTAATACTAATGCACATACTCTATATTCAATAGTGTCGGCTGCAGTCACTGCAAATGATTGTACTTGGGGTGGAACTTTCCCTCCAGGTAGCAGTAAAGTATATGACCCAATTCACTTTCACTGGAATTATACTAAGCAAGAAAAAGGTCTTTCAGGTAAAAACGATGAATTTTACATTAGAGATGAAAACGTCACATTAACATCTGAACCCGTATTGAATCAAAATGCAGGTTCATCGTCTAATATCAGCTCATCTAGTATTGCAGTAGACGCTACTAAAACAACTACATTCATAGGATATGGACTCGTACTATCTGACTTCTCACCTCTCACTACAGGTAAGCCTCTAGTTGATTTGCTTACAGGTGCTGAAGTTGAAAAGAAGACCGTTGAAGCATTGAGTGGAGTTGCTGGATTATCTGGAGTCGAAGCTCATGCTAAAGTGACTTCAAATCCTAATATATCAATTACTGCTGAAAACGCAGATGCAATTTTATTAGCTCAATTGAATGCATTATCTGATTATCTTGTACATAAGAAGAATATCCCTTTATCTGAATACCCAAGTGAAGTTTCCACTGCGGTAGTTTCTTATTTCTTTGGAAAGAATATGGCCAATGAAATCGTCAATAAGGATGCTGATTCCATGTTGGCTATATTGGCAATATCTAAAGGTAATTACGATAGACTCGCTTCTTTCATAGAATCTAGAACTGATGGACTTCCTTCAGATATTAAGAGTAGAAGAGATGCAGAAGCTCAATTAATTCGTAGTTATAAATTCGATTCAAATAAGATAGCACCTTCAATCGCATCTACGAATAATCCCGAAGAATATGCAAACAATGCAAAGTTAACTGAATTACAATTAGCCAATCAACTAACTGAGATTGATAATTTAATCAATAATAGAAAGATCTCAAGCACAACTCCAGCTAGTTCCGAGTATGATGAAACTTTCAATGATGTTGAACAGGCTACTTTGGATTCTATTGGGAATTTAATGCAGGCGCAGCAGGTTAATACTGACGTATATTTCGGATATCAAGAAGATGAATATAGTCAAAGAGTTAAAATTAAGAATTTCTATTCAATTCTATCTAGGAACTTGAACACTCGAATATCTAAAATAGACTCATTGATTCAAACCGAGCCGTTGCTAAAAGGTAGTCATAGTATGAATATGGCTAAAATGTATACTATGATTCCTTATTCTGATAATCTAGGTTACATTGTTAAGAAAAATGCAGTAGCTAGATGTGAATATCGTATTAGGTTGATTGAAAAGAACATAAGAGATTCTGAAAGTGGAATTATGTCACTAGGAGTTCCATCCGCTGACGACTGGTCTGATATATTAATTTTCATATCAACTCTATGGGTTAAAATGGGTTATAATGAAGTGGTTGCTTTGAAAAATACAGTCACTTCATTATTTGGAAATTTGGCAGTATTAAAGGAACAGTTGAAGTTAGAACAGGGTAATCTAGTCCAATTGAAAAGGGATGTTAGTAGATACTCCATGTAATTCTAAATATTCACATGACCGCACAGCCATTAGATAATAGAAATAATTCTTTTTTGGATTATAGTAAGATTTCATATGAAGATACTCTTTCACAGATCTCCTCAATATTAAATCTACAGTCTCCTAAGGTAATGGACTTCTTCGCATCTAGCACTGGTAAGATGTTGATGGAGCTATTTGCGGCATATAATGAGCTACTGTATCGTGGTATTGAGACTGGTTTATTGGAAGGGTTCTCTGCAACTGCAACCAAACTATCCTCAGCGGTCACCAACGCCTCTTCAATGGGCTACTCTATTAGAAGACCTACGCCTGCCGCATCCTCATTCTATGTGGCCTTGGCGGGTACTGCAGGGGCTTATGCGGGGTCATTCACAATACCTAAGTTCTCGTCATTTTCTATCAATGGAAGTGCTTTCCTAGCAATAGACGATTATACTTTCAAGTGGGATTCTTCTGGTAAGGTTACAGCTCCTTCAACAGGTACCACGATTGTACAAGGGTATTTGAAGTCAGTTAACTTCGTTGCAAATGAAGGTCAGTTATTCCAGAAATTCCAGATCGCAGATCCTACATTCTCTGATTACTTCGGAGATTCAGATCCGCTCAATGACCTACCAGCAGCATCTAGAATAACTACCGTAACTGTGAACGGAGTTGCTTGGGATATTGATCGTAGAAGTTTATACAATCCAGACAAGTCAACAGCACCTTCATCTAAGGGTGGAACTCTATATAAGAGTACAAATAATAAGTGCGTAATATCTACTAACGCAGAAGGTAATGTTGAGATTCTATTTGGCGATGGTATTGTATCTGCCATACCTACTGGGAGTATAAAAGTCACATATCTATCCACTGCAGGGGCTGCAGGTGCTATGTTCAATTCTAAGGACTTGAAGATCACACTATCTGCAGGTGAAATTTCATACACTCCTAATAATTCATTGCAAGACACTAATCTAGCTTTTTACTTGAATGAAAGTGCGATTGGAGGTGGTGATTTAGAAAGCATTCAGTCGATCAATTACAATGCACCTAAGATTTACTCTGCTTTAGATCGAGCTATTACTACAGATGACTACAAGGCAATCCTACTTACAATGCCTAATGTATCCCATGCACTTGCATACGGAGAAGATCAACTAGGCGCAGGTGACTATAGATACTTCAACGTGGTAATGTTTACTGTAATTGACGCTCTGTATAATGGAGTGTATGGCGCATTGAAGCCTGCGCTTCCATCTGAATATATTATAAGCGGATATAATACATTAGGTGTCGCTCAGTCAATTCAAGATAGTGGGACTGTAACAGGAAATATCAAGAATACTTTCGACAGTAAGTTCGACCTAACTTCCCAGACAAATGACATTTCAACTCAAGAGAAATATACTCAATATGTTAATAGTTTAGGATCTTTCTTCAGACTAACAACTCAGAATATTGACGCTTCATCTGAGCTTGGTAATATAATGAGAACCCTAAAGTCAAAAGCTCAGGCGACTGTGAAGCATATCTATTTCCCTTCAAAGGTTCATAAGTATACTATGAAAGCTGAGATATTCGTAACTCCTATTTCTAGTAAAAATACAATTGCAAATGAGGTTCAACAGAAAGCCTTTGCGTATTTAAAAGATAATACATTTTTCAACTTCCCAATATACTCATCTAAGATCGTGAAGATAATAGAATCGCTTCAATCTATCGTAGGATGTCACGTTAAATTCGTACCTTACGCTGGAATTCCAACTGATTCTAGCTATATTGACGTTCTGCTCACCCAGAGCACTGACATTGTGACTGATCTATTTGAAACTATGCAGTTATTACAGAATCAATATCCAGATGTAGTATTATTCCCCGAATTTACAGTAGATGGTGTTATTTCGAAGAGTCCACTATTATCTAAAACATTAAGCACATTCGCATACCCTGGAAGCAATCTAATAAACTTTGCATCACTTAATGAAGGTAATGTATCTAATTATATCAACTACTTATGGGAGAATACTCTAGGTAGAATGATCTTAAATCCATATATAGTATCAGGTAGAATTGCAAGCATTAGCGACTTCTCTAATGCAGAGTATAACAAACCAGTTTCTGCTGGTGGATTGCTTAATACTAATATCAATGAAATGGTGTTTGATACTTTTATTAGATGGGCTGTTCAGTTTAGAAATGATACTGACTATTACACGGCAAAATATGTAATTGACGCTAATGGGGATATCTCTAATTTCACTCTTCCGAATGAGATAGCTCAAATAGAGATAGACCCTATAGCTGACATTGAACTGCTAACAAAAACCTACTAAACGCAGTTACCTGTGATATTACTAATAGTGAGATAGTCTTCTGGGTTGTTATTAACACTTGAGACTATCATCATTAAATAATCAGCATCTGTATCTGAAATTGTCATTTCATTGGACGATAATTTACCAACTTCTAGTTTAGCAGTTGAAGTTCCATTGTATTTGTAATATGAATCTACATATGAATAGGTCCAATGAGTAGAACCTTTAACTACAATCAATGCTTTACTATCCACTATGCTAATAGAAGCGGCATCTCCGAATCCAATAGTAGATGAAATATGTAATATACTATTCTTAGAAACACCTCTACGGGTTATTTCAATGACAGTACCTTCAACTGCAGTATCATTCAGTTTTATAACTCGATGCTCATCTGATGGAATATTGTATACTATGCATGAATGATTACCCTCGTTATAGAAACCCTTCATTAAATTCAATTCAATCGAAGAGTCTAGTATCGAAGTACTCATATCTGAAATAGCATTCAGATACTTAAATCCATCTGGAATATTAAAGTTACTCTTTAGTGTTAGCTTTACACGGGGTTTGCTTGTTAAGTTAAAATCAAAAGATCCGAATGCATTGTAATTGTTGTCGCTAATACGATTTGTCTTATACCCAAGTGATAATGTAGCAACCCCATTAGAAACGTCATATATTGATATTGAAGGTATTACGTTTCTACTACTCTCATAGCCGATTTGGTTTCTATAGTTGTTGTAATTCTTAAGATATGAATGATATCCGAATAGAATTTCAATTGCACCCTTAACATCAACAATATCGAAATTCATTTCAACATCGGTTTGGAATTTACGAGTTCTCACTAGCTCAGTTCCATTGAATATCTTAAGAGCACCTTCACTTGTCAAAGTTGCTGCAGTTATTGCAGGGAAAGTATTATCGATTCTCCATGCATTACATTCATATGCAAACTTCAACTCAGTTGAAGCAATGTTAGAATTCTTCATGGTTCCATTAACAGCAACAGCCTTGATTGTAATAGATCGTCCACCTAAAGGTCTAACATCGAACGAGTCAATGTAAATCTTAGATTCATGATTAGCTTCATTTGCTGGATCTGACCCATCTAATGTATATCTAATGTCAACAGGGCCATCAAATTCAGATGATGTATTTGAAACTACGCTTAGATTTACATTCACTAAACTAGTATATTCATTATCTGAGTTCTTAGTGCCGCTTACAGTAATAGTAGGAGTGTTGCATCTAGTTGGATATAGAGCTTGAGGGTCTATATACAATGATACAATATCACTCTTAGAATCCAAATAAACGGCTACTGCCTTGATTATCAAGCTCCGGTGGCATATGAAATGACCTGTATATAATGCACAGTTTGTATAGTTTACTAGATCAGGCTCAGTTCCATCGGTTGAATAGAATATATCATACTGCGAAGCCATTGAAACTTCAAGCCTCTTCAATGGATTCAATTCAAATGAAATAGTTGGATCTGGTACCTTTGCAACAACCTTCACAGCAAGCTCGCTAACTTCACTGGCATCTACTCCAATCGTAGCGGCTACATATGCACTTAGAATATGAGTTTTGAATAGGTCAATCCCGGTGATATTAACTCGATTAGCGGTAGTGTATGTCGATCCATTATACGCAGTTTTAATGTTACTATCTAGATTAATGTAAGGTGAATACGCATAAATGCTGAGAGTGTCAGTTGCCAATAATTCAATTGAATTAGAAATATCAATAGCAGCTCCATTAACTTCAAGTGCTATTATAGGCTGCTCATATTTGCCATTAATTTTAGGATCTTCTATGACCTTTAATTCACTCGAAGAATATGTCATGTTTGAAAGAATATAATCAGTCGAGGTATTCTTACTAGAAAGCCTTTGAAACATCTGTAGACTTGTTAGAGCCGATAGGGGGAATGTTAGCGTGTCACTGAAATAAGAAATATCACCTTTAGTCGAAAATACAATAGCTTTAACAGTTACAACTTTTCTAGTAGAATCTACCTTTACATCAAAGGTCGCACCTAGTTTATTACCAACATTAATACTAGCCGTGTCTATGACAGTACTCTTATTTCTATCAGGGTAGTATGAAATATTGTCTATTATTTGTTTAGGTGTCACTGAAGACGCTAGGTTAGCGTCTATTATATACTTCTTAATATCTGAGTAGTTTGCGTATCGACCGTCAGGTCCAATTTCAGTTAAAGTTGCAGCTTTAATGTTACCTGAAGGAGTGCTTCTAAATCTATATGAATTAGTAACCTTAGTGTAGTCTCTAACCAGACTTCCAAATCTATCTACAATATTCCCATTCTTTCTAATCCTAAATGCAAGTATTCTTTCAGAATCTTTGATTCTATTCGTAATACAAACCTCAGAATTTACACCGCCTCTGTAAGACCAGAAGCTATCTTCATCATGAATAGACTGGTTAAATAGTGTAGGATTGTTGAGTTTCTTTGAAGCAGGCGCATTCATTAGAACTATTGATATTTTTGTAGTTCCAAGTGATATTCCAACTTCAACCTCTGACTGGTTATACGAAGGGTTTATGGTTTCGAATAGATCATAAGATACTACATTTCGATCACCCACACCAAAGTCATAGAGTTTAACTCCAAAAGAGTCTATTCTAGATGGAGTTGATGCTAGGTTCAATGGGGTTGAGTGTAATTCAATGTTCTCGTAATTCGTGTACTGGGGATACTCAGATCCACTTGATAGCTCCAATTCACCCGCACGCTTCTTCACCGAAGCTCCACTGAATAGTGTATTTGGTTTCAATTGATTGTCTCTATTGATAGCAGCACTATTCTTGAATTTAATCGAATGAGAAAATGCAGAGGTCTTAGATCCCTGTGCAGTATAGTCAAAGTTATCTACGATCAACTCTACATTTTCATTATATACGCTCATGTGGTTATTTATTAGTAAGCAATGTCCACGTTGTACGCATATTTCAAATAAGCCTCATTACCAGTAATTCGATTAATCCAATAAATGTGAACTACTAGAGCCTCAATACTATCATCAAATACAGCGATAGACCTATTTTCGTCAATAATAATTCGACTATCTTGAATTTCAACCTCAGCTTTTAGAGTGTTCACTATTGAAGCTGAACTAGTATCCAAGTGAATCTCTGCAAGTTGGTTCATGATGCTAACCCCAAATGTAGGGTTGAAAATACGTTCGAACATTTCAGTCGCTAGGATATTAACCAATGCCTGATATACTGCAGTGTCATCTGTGATTACACCTGGGCCTATCCATGCAATATCCATTGCATATGAAGAACTACTCTGCATACTATCGAGAACTTGCTCAGATTTAAAATCAAGATCAATTATGTTTCCAGAAAAGTTCACTTCATCTGACATTTTAACGTCAAAGAAGAATGTAATCTGCTTACTAAACTCCTTATCAGGTTCAAATGCATAAGCCCTAATAGGATTATATCCCAATGTAATGAATGGAATTACTAATGACGATCCAATGTTATAAACTCCATTAGAAACTGGATTATCCCCATTAATTGAGTATTTTAGATTCCCTAAGTAGTTGTCAACCTTAACAGTCATTTTTCCAATATCATCTAATGAATATGATTGAGTAGTGGTACATACAGTACCCTTATGGTCAATATCCTCAATATTAACAGGAACTGCCACCCCATCCTTATTTAACAATCTACAGCGAGGTATTGCCGTCTTGCTGGGGGATTCAATGAATACGCTTTCCATTATGATGTTACTAGGTTCGCATCTATCACTAAATGCGGCCATTTTAATATTGACAAATCCTTCATAGTCAAAATACGAACTAAAAGTACCCTCATCATATTTGTTCGAATACACTGTAGGGTCAGATCCATCTACTGTAAAATATACAGTGTCATTCGGATCATGTTCTATTAGATATATGTCAGGTGGAGTGATTGGAGGTGTTACTAGAACTGGATCTTGGCATTTGCATAGAAATCCATATGACTGAGATGCCTTCTTTCCATCTGAAACACCATTCCCAAAAATCATTGCAGTTAGTACTACATTGCCATATCCATATACATTGATTTCACTTTCCATTACAGGATAGTTATTTGAGTTTCTAGTAGGAGTGCTTCCATCTAATGTATACTTAACTTCATAATATGGGGGTATTGAATTTTCACTGTGAATATATGCAGGTACAGCGTCATAATTACCTAGAGATGATAATGGAAGAACGCTGATTACCGGGGCAACTGCATCTGGAATATACGCATCGAAGTACTCAGCATTAAAAGTATTATCTCCTACTAGATTTAGTGATGATGTGAATATAGAACCTTTGAATGTTGAGTTTGTTATTGTGGTGTTCGAGTTTACTGCAAATATACTAGCATCTATGTTTGAATTAGTAATGTTTAAAGTAGGAGTGTCTATTACAATTAACACCTTACCTTTAGTATTCTGATGTATGATACTAATAAGATGGTTTATATTCAACTCTGAAGTCGATGAGACTCTAATTACAGATGTAGCTCCATTAGGTACTACTATTCTTATCGACTCCATAGTAGAACAATTGGCTGAATCAATGTCGAATATATTAAGTGATTTTGAATTTCTACCCGTTAAGGTATACTGTGCATTTGAATACTCTACTACACCCTTGGATAACATTGTCATTAGATACTTAGAATATCCAACTAAATCATGAGCTTCTATTACGTTCGGAATTATTGAACTATTGGCGTAGGTATAGTCATGGTTATTCCATTTACTAGTCGAGGTGTCATGTAGATTGATACCACCTCCATATATGAGATAGCTTCTAGATTCACCGTCAGCTAAACTAACATTACCTACACATGTAATGGAGTAATTAACCCCTCCATATGACTCGGTTACAGTTGAATGTCCGCCTGAGAGAGTTAGATTACCTCCACATACAATTTCATTTTGTATTAGGAGATTTCCAGCATCTGACTTGCTTAGGTTACCTATAGTGTATATTTGAGATTTACTAATATCTATCTTCACGGTGAGACCTCTAATTCACAGTTCGTCATCCACTCATCTTCGAATGAGCAGTCGTATGGTTGATATAATGCTTGATATGCCTTATTGAGGATGGTAGGAGGGCTTAGGAACAGCTTACCGTACTCTGCAGTCAACACTGCATAGAAGCCCTGGAATACCGTATTAATAGGCTTTATCTTCCTGATAGTCTTGGCTATGATTGGGAATTGATCGCCCATTCTAGATACATTGAGATTATCCTTCAGCATGTCGAATTCTATTCTGAAGTGTGGGCTTGGATACCAATCAGACTGTACAGTATTCCCTAGCTTAGGGTGTGACTTGAACTGGTTTGCCATTTCAGATGCTATTGTGTCTTGATCCTCTGCAAGTTCATTATTAGCGTCAGCAAACTCATCAATATCACCACTAATCAATCGACTATCAATAAATGCAGCATATCCATCTGCTTTACTATCACCCATTGTATATAAGCTAATAATCCTACCAACCAATCCGAAACTAAGCAATACCATTTCGATACCACTGTCAGTTCCTTTCATTCTATTATACTCTGGCATATTAGCAACGATCTGACGTAGAACTAATTCCTTCTCAGCCTTACTCTTATAGTATGAATTCTGGTTGATTTCCTCTTCGTCAGTTTCCATTGAATATCCAAAGTGATGAGCTATCACATTCATATAATCATAGTCAAACACTTCAGGGTCTTTAGAATAAGCCATTCTATATATCTTCTCTCCGATAGACGCTCCCTTAGCCGCATGTCTATATTGATTCTGATACGAGAATGAATTGTAAAATACTTCAGGGTGTTGATACTTAGGTATCACTAATAGAGATGAAGCGATGCAAGGAATGTCCGAGAATATGAATGGAGTTAAACTTGATAGATCGTTTACGGGGACTGTTAGGTTGAATGAGCCATTCCCTATGATAGCGTTCAGAGTATCAAGGATCTTAGTCATTGTAATTACAGTATCTGAGATATAAAAACTAACCCTAAACGAACTGTTATATACACCCGTAGGTAGAGTTGCAAGTAATTCATCATATGTCATGGGGTGAGAACTACTAAAATCCGGCGTTGTATTATAGTCAGTTGCATTTGAAATCATATAGAAATATGGAATCTTTCGCTCTTCTACTGAAAATAAGACACTGGTATTACCTCTAAATCCATCAAAGTCAGTCTTGAACATATCTAGATCACATGCATAGTAGTTGAATACTATTCTAGAATATTGAATGTCATACTTGAAAAGACCTTTCAATTCACTTAATGTAATAGTTTCCTCATCTGGACTTGCCTTATAGGTCGAGTTTAATGTGGAGATGAACATTGAAACGCCATCAAATATATTAGTCTCGCTTGGATATTTGACTAATACCTGACTGATTGCATCATAAAAATCAGAAACCTTCGCGTATTGTTTCGGTTCATTATAGTAAGAATACAGTCCAGTATTTCCTCCAAGTAGCACTGTACTGTTCTTATATTGATATTCATCCATCTCATCAGCGTCAATAGCCCATGTAGAAAGGTCACGCTCCTTGTCATATTCTTCTACGCTTTTAATAGCAGCAATATCATACGAGAAAGCCTGCGCCATTGCATTCTTATACATCAAAGTGTCGTGATTATAAGGTCTCAGTACTTGAGTATAACTCTTAACATTATTAGATGAATCACATGTAGATGAATTCGGAGCTTTATAATTATAGGTTATTGTAGGTTCAGGGATTACTCTATATCCATCATTTAGATAATCTTGAAACATATAAATGATCTTCATTAAATCAGGTCGTCTTTGAATATGAGATGGCAACATCGAATAAAAATCGATGTAACGATGTAAACCTTTAGGAGTTGTAGGCTCTAAAGTATAATTATATACATTGCCTTTGTAAAATTCGTCCATTCAGAATATTTATCAAGCATAATAAATAACTCACATGAAGTCTGCGATTTTAAATAGTGCCTTGCCATATATGACAGCTAATACAGACCCTGGAGTTTGGCTGTCTGTTACGCATTTTCAATTGGCTTGGGTGTCTACAGAAGAGCGTCTAGCTAATCCAGTTACTGAGAATATGAGTGAACTTGTGCAACAGTCTCCCTCGGATGGTAAGGTCAAGGGTGATATTATATACAATATATGGCAGACCCCATTCTCTGATGAGCAATATGCAGGTAGCTTCTATTCTCTAAAAGAAAGCTATGCAAAATACTTTCAATATGAATACGATTCTTGCAATAAGAAGAACATTCTAAAATCAAATCAGACGAATCCAAATGTAAATGCAAGCAACTGGCCTTCTGACTTAAGCAGTAATAGTTTTCCTTATGGATTTTCGTTGGATGGATATGTAAACCCTTCAGCGTCAACTCCTAATCCAACTCAAGCAGGCAGTGAATTAACTGAAGCTAATATTCCATATTACCTAGATTATAGCGTAGTAGAAAATCAGCATTCTGGGGTTACTACATTCTCTAAACTATTCCCAATAAAATCATATCATAGGATTAATGGAGATGATGCATCTTCTACAATAGTAAACTATAATCTAAACCTACCTGCAATTTCGTCTAGCATTGCAGATCAGATTAATTTCTATGCAAATGCTATAGGTAATTTCAAGTTTAATCGAGTTGGTCTTTACATGACGGTATGTACTAAGACTGACCCAACAACTGGAACTGGTAAAGATTATGTTCCAATGGCTAATGTAGAACCTATTCTATTTGCGGTAATTGATCTTGGAACTGATGGATGTTCTGGAAATGAAATTACATTCGAAGTGTTCAAGACCAGAAGCGATGCAGGTTTTGCTGGCTGGGACTTCGATGCTCAATTAGGACTTACCACTAATACAATAGACTATACTAAGATCTGTGATAATATTGCACAGGCGACTACTACGTTCTATGTAGACGCTATAATGGATGATGCTGTTAGAAAGTATCAACTAGAGATAATGAATAATTCCTCATTAGTTGAATCTGTAATGCAGCTACAAATGATGGTACTTCAGCTATCAAATGCATTCCAAGACCTAACAGGGATGAACCCACTGTCAATAGCACAGTCACATGGATATAGTGTTGAAGCTGCTTTAGCTGTTGATCGAGAGTATAACATTTCAAAGACTAATGGTAATAATAGAATGCTCCTAGATGCTATGGCATATAGAGGGGTGAATACTAATGGAGTTGAGTATATCAATCAGGCTAATGGATTGTTCAGCCTAAATGCTTTTTCTGCTAATAATCCGTTGAATAACGGTGATATCGTGAAGATCACCTTGTATAATCTAGATGGTTCGTATTATTCTAGTAATGGTGTTGATATTGCTTGGTGGAATGGTTCTATAGTATTTGCTAATTATGATGGTGTTTCTAGAGTTAAAATCTATGAATTGACTTCAGATTTAATCAAAGGAATTGACTATGCTAAAGTCACTTTAATGTTCTCATTCTCTTCTAGTTTAGAAAAATGGGTACTCGAAACTGTTTCAATTATTGACGAAACCTCAACAGTATCACCGCTATAAATAAATTCAAAGGTAAAAAATGATTAACGAACAAAGAGCACTTACTACATTAGATTTAACTCTAAAAAATGCCTTCGAAACATTGAACAAGTTCAGCGTATGGGCATCTACTCCTAATGCAGATGTTACGTTTAATCTATTAGACGCAATGCCTACGTTAAATTCTAACGGAAGCGGAATATTTCTTAAGCCTATCAAAGTACCATCCTTTAATTCAATTACTACCACAATATTCGGACCTATAGGTAACACTTCAAGTAGAACCATTAACTGGGGTTTGACTTTTCAGGCTAATGGTAATGATTGGACTTTTCAAAACTACTCACCTGCAGGTAATAGCTCTAGTCCAGTTGCAACTGGAAAGAAATCAAACTTAAATGTTCTCGTTGACTCTAAGTTCGGAAATGTAAACACTAAAGTAAAAATCACAAACACTAATGTACAGGAGTCTGGATATTCTTATAGTGCTACATATGACGCAGCTTCTAGTATCTCATTCTCTGATAATACTCACAATGGAGTAGTATATCTAAGTGCGCTCACATCTTCACTTAAAAGTCCATCTCTATTACTAGGAGCGGATGTCACTACTGGAGTAGCATCGTCAACTCTTAGTGCTAGGTTAAAAGGACTGACGATTTCTAATGGAAGTAGAAACATATTACAGTATTCATTCGTAAACAATACTGGGAAGAATACTATACATCTAGGCTCTTTGAATTCAACTTACGACACTACAGTAATGGGTGGAAATGTAAGCATTTTAGGTTATTCGGGTCGATCACTCGCACTATCGGTTGGAAGCGAATATGTACACGATCTAAACTTACTCTCCTCTATACCGAGTACCAAGGGGTATGACATTTCATTGGCTGTTCCGGATAATACTACCATAACGTCAATGATTATCGGTGATGTAACCTCACTAGATTTAGCAGCTAGTAACCGATTCTTCCTGCATTCAGCTAATGACTATATTGATAGTAATGATACTGACGGTGATTTTGTAATAGGATCTACTAAAAAGTTACAATTAAATGGTGGATCTTCACTTGTACTCGCGTCAGATTCTAAGGTTTCTATTGGAATTGACACTGAAAGCGGAATAACCGAAGAAATTGTAGTAACTAAAGGTATGGTAACAATACCTAATCTTTTCATATCAAAGAAGTCTAATTTTTCACTATCAGGTCTCAAGCATAGGTCTGTATTATATCCTGCGCTATCACTTGAATACATTCCTCTACAAAAAGAATCCACTAGTATCCCTAAGGGTTACAGTAGTGCAGTTGAATATGTGGTTGATATTGTTAATAAGATCAACGTGAACTTAGATAATGTATCTGAATATGATGTAACGATAAACGATTTTAGTGGAACTAAGAAATCGTACCTTGTTTTTTATAAAGATTCTAGAGTGTACATGTACACTTCAAATGCAAGTTCAGGTAATAATCTTGAGGGGGCTTATTCACAGTCAACCTTAGTTACTAGTATTCCATCTATAATCGATTCTGTTGAATATCCTAGAGTATTCAGTTCTGATAATTACATGTACATAATTGTAATCAGAATTAATAGTATTGATATTTACTACAGTAGTGATTCGGCTATATTCACTAAACTAACTTCAATTGCAAATAGAGGTGACTATTCATATGACTTGATGAAGGATTTCTCAATGGATATTACTTCAAAATCAAGCGGCATTGAAGATTCTATTTGGATGGCCTGTTCATATGATCTAGACGCTGCGTCTACATTTAGAGCGTGGTCGTATAATCAAGATCAAGGTCGCAGCGGAACTGATATTATCAATGTGTATAATAACTGCGGAGTTCCGGTAGTAACTAGAAATCCTAATGGATTTCAAGGAGCTTTCCCGTCTATTCGAGTTGATAATCCAACTGGATATGGATATCAGGTCAATGCCTCAGCTAAGATTAAGAGTCAGAGTTACATTAATAGCTTAGACGGAACTACATATGCCATCATAGCAGTGCCAGTATTCTACTCAGATCCTAATACTGTCGGTTCTACTAGCGTAGTAGGTACTGCATATGCTAAAGCCGTTGTACATAATAATGTTGTTGCGTTTTTAGATGAAGGCGTATACTACACCGGTGGAAGTATTTACTATGCACCTAATTACACAAAACCATATTCAGGTTCAGGGCCAGGTTCATATGAACAGGCTGGTAGAATAATCGATTTTATGTATCCTCCTAACAATACTGGAGAATTTACATCATATGTAAATTATGACAACTTAGATTCGCGTACCAGTTACAATAAAATATTATCCCAGTCTACCACAAATAAGCACCTAGTATATTCGTATGTCTCTATTAAAGACACGTCAATCAGGTTAAATTCGATGGTTGATATTGATACTGGTAATATATACACTCAGGGTAATATACCATATAACCTTGATAGTCCTGCAGGTTCAACTAAAATAGGTTATTCTAGAGTACTTGCAAGTGATTGCTATTCTAGAAATAATCCAACAGGTATCGCATATACCATAGGTCAATCTGAATATCTACTAACTCTTAATGGTGGCACTGGTTATGTTAAGGGTTCATATGACATTAATGGTTCATATGTAGACTATTTTAATGTAGGAGCTTCGATACTACCTGCATCTGACTATCGATTCATGTATAGTAATACTGTTAGTGGTAGAAATAACTATAAGCTGAAGACTGTTTCGCCTATAGATGAAGTTGACACTAGTAGCATATACTCTAAGGATAATGAACTAGTTGCTATTGTGGATATGTCATCGACATCTATAACATGTCGCGATATTAATGACCTATTATATAAAGAAACATCGTCAACTCCGATTGAAGTTTTTAGCTGTAGTACTAGTGCAATGTATGTAACATTAGATGGAAGTGTTGCATCTAACCTTAGCAAGGGTTCATATGCAGGTGAATCGTATTCTACTATAATCGCCAATATTCACATTGAACCTATTTCTTACATAGCTAAGAATAGAAATGTTGATATTGATGGGGTTTCTTTTGCAGGTTATACTATCAACAGGGAATCTAATTTCAATGGATATCGCCTAGTGCTAGAGAATAATAGCAGATCTGGTTATAAAATACCGTTCTATAGCAAGTTAAAAAACAGTCAAATAAGCCAGTCATCATATAACACATCTAAATCAAATACTGCAGGTAGTGTTGATTTTGAACATAACCAAAATGGTATTGTATATGTAGTAACAACTGCATCCTATACATATGTAATATTCCTTAATAGTGAGGATGTCTTTTCGTATGACGGTGAGTTTATTATCATAAATGACGCGCATGTGGTTATTAAAATCGAGAATCGCTATCTAGATCCAAACCACGGTGATTTTGATAGTACTGTTTCAATTGTAAATGAATTTGGAAATGTAGTTTCTATTAGATGTGACTATATAAGCGGATTTAGATCTGGTAACACTTCTATTGTAAATCCAGCTTCAATAACGACAGGTTTAACTGAAATAGGACAATCTGGAGGTGGATGCTAATGATTACTACTATTGAGAGTTTAGCCGATCAACTGAATATACTGAATGCTAATTCAAGGGAGATTCTATATAAGCTGTACTTATGGGATACTGTTACTGATGTAGATACTATCCCAGTGACGCTTAGGGTTCCGGATGCTCCTTATTACCAGACCTTTAACATTCCAACAAAATCAGCAGCTTCTTCTTACATGGCAGGGGCTGCTAGTTCTCAAAAGACTAGTAAGAATGTTAAGAATTGGGGTAAGTATTCTACAAACGAAGATCTACAAAATCCTATTACATTTAAGAAGACTGTTTCAACTGACGTTAATTATATGTATTATGATGGGCCTGATATTGAAGGGGCAGTATCTATTGAAATATCAGATGAGTTTGCTGAGATTGGTGATACTTTTGAATTTATATGTTCAGTTGCAAGTGGATTTCCTCCAAGTGATAGTGCTTTGTTTAAATTTACATCCAATGCAATCTCTATTTGTAAGCTAGGTAATGCACCTTTATCTACAGTATATGACGCTGCAGTTTCAACTCAATCATTTCCTATTGTATATAAAATAAAATTCCAATATGTACCCGACGAGAATATGAACAATTCTTGGCAAGTATTTGATCTATATGCAATGCCTACTTTTAGATATGATGGTCAAGGTACTTTCAAGAAGGCAAGTGTCTTCAGAGATCCTACTCATCTATAAATATTGGAATGTCTGATCTGCCAACATTTTTGAAGTATATTCAAAATAGAATTACTGTCAATGAAAAAGTACTTAATTCACTAACTGAGATTCTAGTTTCAAGTGAATTAAGTACTACTATTGTTAACTCTCCGATCATCAAGTCAGACTATATGCACATTGATGACACTTCATATCTATATGGAAGAGCGGCTGAACCGGCTGATATGTTCGGTGGATTGGATGCAAATAGCTCTGATTACCCTGTTATTGATTCATTTGAGTTAGGTGAATTCCCTGATATTCTTAATGACGATCTAAGTAAAACTATAAAATCACTAATATCTATTAATGAAGTAAATGAGCTTAGTTTTGGTACGATATATTCCACAATAAACCGAATCAAATTACAAGAGAATCGTAGGATACTTAGAAACTCTATTAGACAATGGGGTATGTTTTCGATTGGATCTAAGTGGCCAGCTTCATATGGATTAAGTCATAATCTAAAAAACAATTGCACTGTCGAAACAAATACAAATAAGTATTCATTCCTTAAACTAAACCCTAATATTGACGCTAAAACTCATTATATTAAAATCAACTCAGCTTCTATGGATGTTGGTAGTAAAGAAGTACCTGCAGTGTTTGTACTATTGGATTCATTCGATTCGGTTGATGGGGATGAATTTCAGTTCAAGGTATCATATGAAGGTGGCGGTTCTACTTCACCTGCCATAATGTTCTTCGATTCGTCATATAATTCAAATGCAGTACCACTTCCATCTATAGATGAAAATCGAGATAACGGTGAATTAAAACTGAACAATTCTATCAAAATAGACGGGGTTGACTACATATATACAAAGGCAACTAATCTACCCCAGAATGTTTTAGCTGAATATAAAGTTGACGCATCTGAATATGTATTTGTATCGAAGCAAGAGTCAAATCAAAGAATTCTTAATTCAGTTGGTGTAGAATTATATGATATTCTAGGTCAAAATCTAACCAGAAAATCATATATTGCACATGGAATTACAGAGTCTAATAGTCTAGTAGTATATTCAACTGAGACTTTAGATATTGTATCTGAGGCTATTGATAATATTTTCACCTCTACAATATCTAAAAGATTGTTCATTGAGAATTCTAATGCAACTCTAACTGGTAGCAGGCTATCATTTAATGGAGGTGGCGTTTCTGCATGTTTTGGTAGACCTGCCTCGTTCTTTAAAGCCGATTTAACGAACACCTCACTGACAATACCTCAGCAGTATTCTAATACCCTTGAAGGATATCCGGGTAATGTACTACCTCAGTATAAAGGAGAGATCATACCTGGACCTGACACTAATCCAGATAATAATGGACTGTTAATGTCATTTGATGTAAATCTTGATAATATTTCAAGTGATAGTGTTGCCATTAGAATAGGTCATTTTGAAACAGCAATTGCATTGAATTTGAAACTCACTGCTAGTGGAGTATTAGGGTGTTTTGACGGAGTTGTAGATTCTTATGCCGATGTGAACACTTCAGATAATCTAAAGTCATTTGATTTTGGTTCAGAATTAACTATCAACTGCACTGTCTCTGTGATATCTATTAATGATATTTTACACATCCGCTCTATTATTAAGAACAGTACTACAGTGTTTGATACAGGATTAATACCATTACTTCCAAAGAAGGATATGGTTTATGCAAAGAGAGCATTAGGTTCAAAGTATACCAGTACCATTGAAGCTAAATTCGAAAGTCTTGATTTATATGCTAACTGGAGTCCTGTTTTAACTACTGTGATTTCTGGATCAACTACAACAGTCCATGTTAGTAACTTCAAACTAGTACATTCTTTATATAAAGAAGAATTAGAAATGTTGAATTCTAGAGCACTTAAGACTGATTTGATAACATCCGAAGACTATTGGAATTATGGTAATGTTGAAGGTTTGTTTAAAACTATAGTATTAAAACCTGAAGATGTTAAGGGTTTTATATGTAAGATTGACGGTAACTCTTTGAATTCATACGCAAAGGATTCAACTCAAACTTCAACCGATAATTCATTTAGAGTTGGCGTTACATATAATGCTTATAAAGGTCCTGTATATGTTCAGAGAATGCTCGAATATACTCCAACTAAGACGGTAAAGTCTAACAAATTAACTGTAGATGTAAACGAAGATTCTATCGTCAATGAATCAACTTCAAGTGTCTTTGTAAATCATGAAACCAATCAGGTTTTAGTTTTAGATTTAAGTTCAAGTGATGTTGATGATGTAAAGCAGACCGTGATATATGAAAATCCAATTGAATATTCACCTGACGTTGCTCAAATATCTGACGATTCTAATATAGATAATGTAGATGGTTTCTTTGGATGGAAAATTAATACCTTGTATCAAGTAATAGCTTAATAAATATCCACATGGCTAAGATTAAGAAACCAAGAGGACCTAAATTAGATAGAGTTCTCAATAGGCTGGTTCAGGGGTGTTCGAAGATGATATTCGGACCTCTACCTGTTTTCCTAAGAGAGGACGACACTCTCAATAATGCGTGTTTAGAATATAACATTTCAGGTTTTAATTGGGCTGGTGTCATAGCTGGTTTCTCCACTAGTAAGTTTTTTGGAACTCATATTCACGTTCCTAATTCAGATGTAAATGACAATCAAGAGTTCATGGTTGAGTTTATAATCGATTCTAATTTGGATAATTATTATCTAATGAGGCAATGGGTGTCCCTATATAAGAGCACTGAGGAGAGGCTTGATTATAATACTCATACAGGTGAACAACAAATATGGGATGCTCAGAGAGCATGGTGTGATTTTGTTGATGTTTGGGTTGTAGATAATATGAATGTACCTGTGGCTATTATTAGATATGAACAGGTATTCTGTTATCAACTAGGTGATATTACAATGAATTTCAATTCAGCTCAAGAACTTAAGACTACTGCAAACTTTAAATATAATAGAGCTAGGATAATTAGAGATCCTCGCGATGTCCAAACTATCTTACATGAGACTATGCTAACGTAACCGAAATTTACGAATGACATTAAAATCAACTAAATATAAATCAAGGAGTAAACGAAATGAGTATTTTAAAGAAATTGAAGGCTGAACAGGATATTATGTCTCTATGTGAATCCTTTAGCGCCGAGTATAAGAGTGGACTCAAGCAGACCACTGAGGCGATTGAGCAGGATAAGAGCGTTCCTAGTGACGATGAGTTCAATATGGATGATATCTATGATACTGTTGATGTTGGAGAGGACACTTCACCTGAAGCTCCTTCGTTTGCTCCTGAGGACATTGAACTGTCTCAAGAGGAAAAGGAAGAAATCAAGGCTGCATTGGTATCGGTTCTAGATAAGATCGAAGGTCGTGAAAGCATTTCTGAGCCAGCTTTGGAAATGATTGTTAATGAAGTTGCTAATGATGCCACATACCTGAGTGAAGCTGAAGATGCAAATCTAGAAGGCCCTGTTGAGAAGGAAGGCTATCGAATCAGTAAGATCGAAGCTGCCAAGGCATTTATTAATGAACTATTAGGTGTCACTGTTGATAATGGTGGACAGGTTCCTGAGAATGTTGAGAATCTGGGTGGAGCTGAAGGTGCTGAAGGTGCTGGACTTGAAGGTTCTGAAGAACTGCCTCCTCCGGTTGATGACGCAGGTGTTGAAGGGGATCTTGGAGCTGAAGGTTCCGAGGAAGCTCCTGTTGAAGATGAGAAGCCGCTACAGGAAGGCTCTGAAGCATTCTCAGGTGGATTGAGCGATCAAGGTCAGGAAGAGAAGGACGGTCAGGTTGAGGATGCCGCAGAAGGCCCTGATAGTCCTGTAACTGAAGGTACTTGCATGGAATGCGGCGAAGATGATGCAGTCGAAGTAGATCCTTCCGAAACTATTAGAATTCTAGATGACAATGACCCAGGAGTATCCCCGATTGAAGATGTTCTTCCGGGTGAAATGAGCGTATCTGAGGAAATCCCAGGCGAAGGAATTGAGCTAGGTCTTGGCGAAGAAGGCGAAATTTCTGATGAGACTCCTCTGACTGTCGGTGTTCTGAAGGAACTATTCGGTAAGATGCTTGCTGAAGGTGTAGAAGGTGACAAGTCCTTTGCCGAGCTTTGGAAGAATCTAGCAGGTAACGGTGTAACTCTGAGCAAGCCAACTCATAAAGGTTTCCAGAAGTCTAACACCCCATCAGGTAATGCAACCTTGAAGGATGAAGCTGGTAATGAAGTTACTTTGAATAAGGTTAATCCTAAGGGTTTCCAGAAGACCAAGGCTCCAGAAGCAGGTCCTGCAGGTAAGATCGAAAAGGGTGCGACTGGCGATCAAGGCTTATCTGCAAGCACATCCGGCGTTAAGAAGCAGCCTGTAGCTGACGATGAGCGTAAGAATATCGCTGCAGTAATCCATGAGGCAAGTGACAGTAAGAAGACCATTTCTTTCCTAAAGGAAGCTGCTGAAGCTGTTAAGAAGGCTAGAAATACTCTACAGTCTTAATTGATACTGTAACAACTCCTTAAGAGCCTCACCCTCGGTGGGGCTTTTTTATTTTCTAAATAATGACATGAATCATTTATACTCTGCATTGGCACCGGAAAACCTATACGATTTTAACAGACTATTGCAGGAAGCTGAGGATTTTTCAGAAGGCGATCCATCCACAACCGAAGAAACTGACGCTGAAAAGTCACCTGCTCAGATGGAAGAAGATGATGTATTCGAAAAGGTTAAGCAGGAGAATGATGTACCTGAAGTAACTAATGCAGATGCATTCCTATCGAAAGAAGAGGATGGATCTTATTCAAGTCTAGGTACTATGACCAGTATGAATGACCCTGCTATTAGAGGAATTGGCGCTATCATTCTAGGTGATATTATGACAAATCCAGATAATGCAGTTAATTATATTGATGCATTATTCAACATTGTAGGGTTAAATGACGTACCGTCTGAGAAGTTCAATAGTATTAAACCATCAATATGGGAAAAACTCAATACTATTTCAAATGCAGATCCAATGAATGCATTCAGCCAGTTCCAGAGTTTCGTAGTGAATTTAATTAATCAGAACAGAGGATAATTATTAAATGCTTAGTTTACTAAACGAAGAAGGTAGTATTGTAGACAATGCAACTGAAATAATTGATTCTTTTTTTAGTAAAACTATCGACACTTCAGCTATCATGAATACCGCCAATAACATGGCATGTATTCCTAGTTATCAGCAAAAAAAGATATACGAATCACTACTCGAAATAGCAACTGCAGATAATGATAATATATCAAGCCTATCAACATATAATCCTAAAATATACGGTAAACTGTCCATTAAACTATCTGATCTAAGTGAATCTTTTAGACCTTACGCTGAATGTATTGTTGCATTTATAGATCAATGGTGTGCCAATGGAGGTGCTAATGATGGTCGCAAGTATGGATATGAAATATGCTCAACATTAAGATCTTGGTATGTACAGCAGAACATTTTAACTGGGGTTGAGTATCAACGAAACGGTCTCAGTTGGAGTCTATATGGTAATGCAATGTCAATCAATGTATATGTATTAATCGAAGATCAACTAAACGAAACTAGTAAGACGGTTGATTATATAAAAAAGACTATTTCATTCGAAGATGGATCTGCTAAGACTTTTCTAGAAAACGCCCAGTCTTGGTTTAGTTCACATAAAACCAGAACAGGTAGAAATATTAAAATATACGGTGCATATCCAACAATTGACGATGCAATTAAAAGAGGTAAATATAACCTAATAGATGATTATTTGAATGACAATGATACTCTATTTTGGGGTGGATTATTCTCAACTTACTCAAACTTCACTCAATGGGAATATCACCCATCTCTAATGCCTAATGAAGTCTGGAAGATTAGACAGCAATATCTAAACAAGTCATTCACTGTCGATGGGAATCAGAACTTCTTAGATAGAATACATAACAATGAATCAATATCTACATCAGAGGCTTCTGACTTAGTAGTATCAGATGCTATTTTTTCTGCAGCTAGTGTAGTTGGAATTCCAAGTGAAGAACCTACTATAACAAAATACTTGAGTACTGACCTAGAGATAATGGAAGAGGATTTCCTTTCATTATATGCGTTGAAGTTGAATATCAATACGTCAAGTAGATATTCAGTAGAATCCCTTTTTAAATGGGCTATTGCAAATCCTTATTCATTGTTACAGGTTATTTCATACTATAGAGTATGCGCCGATGTTCCTAATTCAGTATTGTTCTATAACATCTCAATTGACAGTAAGGCATCATTCGTTGAGAACTCTAACGGTATTATTACACTAGAGGATTCAACTAGATTCACTTTAACATCTGACACTGAAGGTAACTATTACATTCAATGTTACGATATGTTTGGATCTCAGCTAACCTTTGCGTTGAATAGTACATACAGACTTCCATGTGATTATATGCCTTCATCTGAAGACTTTGATTTAGTTGATTTAACTGATTCAGATGGCGATGCGACTACATCTAATATTGCCGGGGATATTGGAGATATTGATAAAATCGGAGATGAAATTTCAAAAACTGCAAGTGTATATACAGATCCTTTGAACAATGTAAACGAGTTTGGACCTTTAAGTGGCATATCAATAGACCCGATGAAGCCTCTTTATACCGCTAAGAGCATAGCCGAGTCCATCAACAAGACTAAACTATACAATGAAATGATTACACCTCCTAATTCAGATATAGTACCTAACAAGTCATCTGCTATTCTAGACGTTACTTCATTCGCTAAAAGATATACTGCATTAATAAATCCAACTGGAAATGAAATGGTCACCCCTGATACATTCTAAATATTGCTATGAAATTACTATATAAGGGATCGTTCTTCGAATCAGACGCTGAAGATTCAGTCGATTCCAATCCAACTACCTCCAATACTAAAAAAGATTCAGATGATGATACTTGGGGTGGTTGGCTTGAGCCTTATACACCACCTGAAGATGAAGAGATTCTAAACACTGCAATATCTAGGAAACTCGACCCTAAAATTGCTATTAAAAGAGTCGACCTCAATGACAAGCTATATGCAAATGTCATTGAATTTATCATTACTAATATTGGAAACATTGACTCTCTTAATTCTATTAGAGAAGCTCAACAGAAAATCCACGACCTATTCACTGAAATAGCCATTGACGTTGCAACCGAATATAATCAGCTAAGAAGAACAGGTAAAGAGAAATTGAGTATTAGAAATGACTCAACTCTAAGAAAAATCAATGCAATGTATAGGTTCTTCGCCTATTACATAATGAAATACGATAGGCATATTGTTGAGTGGATGGAGTCTCAGATAAAGGCTAAGTTGTTCAATGATAAGTCTGATATTAAGTCAATCAACAATACATATAGTAACATTGATATTTCAATCGTAGAAGATATCCCTGTTTCGGAATTGAACTCAGCTTCTTTTGACATACTCGAAAGAGATACTCTATTCAATAGAAGTCTTCAGAATTTCTTTGCGGATTCGGATTCACTGTTTGATAGTTTGGCTGGTGGTCCGGGATTGTTCAATGACTTAACATCAATGATGGTAGCATTTAAGTATGGAATTGTAGCTGAATATAAAACTGCAAATGAAGCAGGTAAAGAAATAAAGCAGCAGAAAATGATACCTGTTTCTAAGACTGAAGAAATGACTCAGTTAATAGAAACTATGATGTGGATAGAGGCTTCTATTAATTCGATTATAACAGTCGAATCTATTAGAGAGAAGTATATTAAAGACTATAAAATGAAACTTGAGAAGATGGATTTAACTCAAGAACAAATCACCCAGAATCTAAATGAGCTTTCAAATGCCATTAAGAATGGCCAGATTAACACTGTTGAGGATATGAATAAACTCAAGTCTAAGTTCAGAGATGTTTCTACTTCTGATAAAGAAAAAGAGAATTTAGGTAAAGTGTCGGCTGATATGGCGAAGGCTTATAAGTATAAAATAGAGGCCGTTCTAAATAGAACCAGAGGTTTAAACAATGGATAATCAGTATAATCTAGCTACGATGATTAAGGATGAAAAGGATGTTGAGGTGTTTGGTGGGAGCAATACTCCTAAACTACAGCGTCAGTTAATCAACGTGAACAAGGAATATACATTTGCTATTTCTGAGGGATATATCAGAGCTATCGATGCAATGATTGAATATTTGAATAATGCTGAAGTACCTCGGGCTGTAATTAGTAAGGTTATGTTGGTCATGACTTCGCTGGTTCTTGATGATGAGGATATTAAATATCTGAAGAACACTAAAGAATATTCTGAGTCTGGAGTTGCAATTCCAACTATGACAGAAGTTCAGTATATCAATGACATTCCATTGCAGTTTGATATAATTGAAGCTGTCTATCTATATATTCTTAGAATTGCCCGTGAAAGTGGATTCTATTCTCAGTCTGGTATTTTCGGAGATCTTGATATTTCTGGTGTAATGTTCTCTAATGCTAAGAACTTGAGTGATGTATATCAGAGTTATGTAGTTGGTGTTAATGGCGAAGTCATGGATATCAATTCAAATAGACTTGCTCAGAAAATCACTGATCTGTGCAGAGCGAATAATGTCGTTCGTGAACGCCTAATGAAATTAGCCAATGGCGGAAAGAAGCCATCTAAGAAGGAAGAATTGGATATTCGTAGGAAGTTCAAATTCGACCCAGTTTCAGGTTCATTCCAGAAAAGACTAGCACCTATTAGCAAAGTAGTCCTCCCTATGCTGGCAAATAAAAGCGAAGTAGTATATGTTGAGTTGAAAAACTTGCTAAAATAATATAAAGGACGTAATTAAATGGCTATTAAGGGACCTAGAAACGGAGTGAGGGATAATGTTGTCGATATGACGCATAACCCAATGTATCATAATTTCAATGATTTCCGAAAGGTTGAAACCACTAGAAAAGAGAATGCACGGAAGGATCTAATAGGTCAGTCTGAGGATTCTATTAACAACCTAATGGGTAATGCTAGTGTTGTAATCTACAACTATGGAGACAAGGACCCTGTATCCAGAAGAAAAGATCTAGCTGATAAGTTAGTAAATGAATGGCATGACCAGCTAAAAGTTAGGTATTCGAATTACGTTCGACTAGCAAAGAGACCTGAAGTAAAATACGTCCTAGAAACTATCTGCAATGAGGCAATCGTAACAAACGAAGCAGATCAGATCGTAACTCTTAAGATTAACGATAATTTCCCTAACGTCTCAATTGGAGCTGGTACTAAGGTTCAGCTTCAACAAGATTTTAATAATATGATGCAATCCATTATGCAGTTTGATAAACATGCATGGAAGTGGTTTAAGAAGTATCTAGTAGAAGGCGCTCTATTCCTTGAAGTAGGTTACTCAAAAGGAATGAATGAGATCACAAGCGTTCGGGTTTTACCTTCATATAATATGTTGGTTATTGTTGAAGATAGTGAAGTAATTGGATATCGTCAGATTATTGATAAGACTGCATACGATACTAATCGCCAGAATAACACCTACTATACAATGGGTGGAGATCTTACGAAAGACTGGGTTGACTACCATCCAAATCAAATCCTTTGGTGGGATTATGATGATGAGCGTGGTTTTGGTGGAATTAATGATAGGCTTTCTTTCCTAGATAATGCTCGTAAGGTCGCAAATCAGCTAAAGAATATCGAAGATGCTATTGTGAGATATCGTATTCTCCGTGGTCATGAGAAGAGAGCTTTCTACATCCCCACCGGAAATATGCCTCCTCATAAGGCTGAAGAGCATCTAAGAAGACAGGCTGAAAACCTGAATAGGAGAATGTTCTATAATACTGAAGATGGCTCTATCGTAGGTCTTGAGAAGATTACTGCTATGATGGAAGACTATTACTTTGCTCTTCCAGAAGGCCAGCAAGCAGCTAAGATCGACACTATTGCTGCAGGTGCTAATCTAGGTGAGATCACAGATCTTAACTATTTCAAGCAACTACTATATCAGGCACTACTATTCCCTGCGTCTAGGAGCGTTACTGTTGCAGGTAAGGAGAATGGGCAGGCTTCTATAGGAAAGCCTGGAGAAATCACCAGAGACGAAATCGTATTGACTCGTTTCATTGAGCGTATCCAGAGATCATTCTCAGAGGAGGTCGCAATTCCACTGTTCATCATGCATCTAGAAACACTAGATAAGTATGATGAAAGTATCAAGAATGAAATCTACTTCACATGTAAATTCACTCAATCTAATCTATTCAAGCTATTCAAGGAAGCTGAAGTAACTAACACTAGATTTGATATTCTAGGTAAAGCTGCTCCGTATATCGATGACGGTACTAATGGACCTAATGCAATCTTCTCGAAGGAATTCGTATTAAAGAGATACTTCAATCTATCTGACGAAGAGTTTGCTATTAATAAAGCTATGATTGAAATGGAAAGACTTGAAGCTGCTAGATCTAATGCTAAGAAGGCTGCAGTTGATAAGGGTAACATGGAACTCGGTAATCCGGGTGATATGACAGGTGGGGCTGGCGGTGGACAATTCGGTGATATTGATGGAGCTATAAACGGTATGGGTGGAGAACCTGGGGATATGGGCGATCTTCCAACTGACGCTGAATTGAATATTGACAATGGAGATACAGGCGGCGAAGCTCCTGCAACTCCTGAAGAAATCCAGTAATAATCCACTTATTAACAGGTTAAACTAAATATCATCATGGAAGTTTCTGATAATTCATTATTGAAGAAAAACCTCTTAGAGGCATTACTCAATAAAGATATTTCGTCTTTTCAAAAGCTAATTAATGAAGCTGCTGAAAAGACTGAACTTAATCTAATCGCGAAATATTCCAATGAAATAAAGGGAGCATTAAATGAGTAATCTTATCCTTGAAGGGTATGGCGAAAAGATACATAAGGGAACTATTGCTGATTATCAATCAGAGAATAAGCTAAAACCTGTATTTGAAAATACAATAGTAGGGTCTGAAAAGAGACTCAAGCTAGAAGGTACTGCGATTCTATGTGAGGTTGAAGGGTTGAATGGTCGCATCTATTCAACAACTCATATGGATCGTCAAGCAAAGCATTATACTAAGACCTATATAGAAAACTTCAATTCTCTAGGTGAGTTGAACCACCCTGCAGTTAACTCTGAAGGTGAACATATACTTCTCCCTGTAACAGAAATTAATCTAGAAAAGGCATGTCACCTTATAGAAAAGCTCTATATGATTGGTGACGAAATGAAGATCAAGTCTAGAGTTATTGTTGATCTACCTGCAGGTGCTATTATTGCAGCTCTAGTCAAGAATGGAATTCCAGTAGGTAATTCATTAAGAGGACTTGGATCAATATACAAGGCTAATGGTCGCATGTATGTCGCTGACGACTATGAGCTAATTACAGTTGATATTGTAGGCCGTCCTTCATATGGTAAGCCTGCTATGTTACATGCTATCACAGAGTCTATTAATTCAAATGAAATCCCTCTACTAACTGAAGCAGTTGAAAGAGCTGTTAAGGAATTTAGACAGGAAATGGATTATAACACTAGACATAATAATATCACACATGCAACCGAATACTATTCAATTTCTAAACTCCTAGAAGGAATCAGCAAAAATGCAAGCAGATAAGGCTGTAATTCAAGAGGCAATTCAGAAAAGAACTGAAGAACTCGAAAAGGAGTTTAGGCAGCAATTCGAAGGATTGAAAGACAATCTATATTCTAGATTAGAATCATACATATCTGAATCGATTGTTAAAACTCCAAAAGTAGACCCTGAATTAAAAGCTCAAGTTGATACATATAAGCCTATAGTAGAGGCTATTATGAAGGCTCTTAAAGATAATGGGGTTCTAAATCAAAGCTCACATGTAGAGAGTGAAGTAGATCCCGCTATAATAGAAGTAATCACGGAGCAGACTTCTGTCATAAACGCACAAGATAAGAAACTAAAGGAATTGAAGATGCGAGTAAAACTACATGAAATGATTACAAATAATCTCAGCGGATTGAATAAGGATATTGTTAAGGAAGCGATTAATAAGTTTCAAGGCGCTGAGGAATTGAACGAAGAGGATCTGTTAAAGGAGCTTACTAATTTTGTTAATAAGCGTAAAGGTGGACAGAAAGAAGTTCAGTTCGAGTCAATTGCATATGATCTCGATGAAGTCGATTCTATTTTGGAAGGTGCTTCTAAAACAAAGGAATTTAGACCTAATAAGAAAATCGATATTAAGGGCCTAAAGAAGAGAGTTGTTTCTGAAGCAACTGGTGTTAATCTAGATGAAGATAATCCTAGAGATAATGGACCAGCAGATGAGTTCATGCGAGACTTTGGACATTTAAGTTAATAAGAAGAGCCGCTAAAAGCGGCTCTTTTCATTCTTGTACATTTTTTGGCATAGTTTTTCGAAAGAGTATAATACCCCTCTAAATATTATACAAGGAATTCAGGTAATTCTTTTTCAAAACAAGGGGTAATATACTAATGTCAAGTAATCTATATTCTAAGCACGGGTCGCTGACTCGCAAGTGGGCACCAGTTATCGAGTCTAATCTTGGTCGCAAGGTTGAGTCCACCTCTCAGGCTGCAGTTATGGCTGTCTGTCTTGAGAACCAGTACAAGCTGAACAAGGGCTTCCTGCCTGAGTCTCAGAACGTCACTTCTGATATGGCAACATACCAGAACTATGCAATGCCTATCGTTCGCCGTATGCTTCCTGAGCTTTTGGCTATGAATGTCACTCAGGTTCAGCCTATGACTGGTCCTACCGGACTTGCATATGCAATGCGTTTCGTTTATGACGATGGCGCTCCTCAGTATGACGCTAATGGTAACTTCATTGGAAACGAAATTGGTTACAATACCATTAAGCCTGAATTCACTGGTCGCGGTACTTCCTCTTCTCCTTCTGGTTTCACCACTGGACAGGGCGAATTGCTTTCTAACTTCAACGAAGTTCCTGGCAATGCCACTCTGCAGAACCTTGGCACTGCCAATGCTCCAGACGGCGCTCAGATCTCTAGAGGTAAGCTGACTGTTAACTCTGTTGCAGTTAAGGCTGGAACCAGAGCTATCAAGACCTCTTACACCATCGAACTTCAGCAGGACTTGGCCGCTGTCCACGGACAGGATATCGAGACTCTGATGATGGAAGGTCTCCAGTATGAATTGCAGCAGGAGTTGGATAGAGAGTTGCTGATCCGCATGAGAAGCGCCGCTATCAATACTGCCTTGGGTGGAGCTGCTCCGTTTACGATTGACGTTACTCCAAGCGCAACTGGTAATGGTTCGAACATCATCGCTGGTGACGGACGCTGGTCTCAGGAGAAGTTTGCGAACGTAGCCAACGCTATTATCGCTGCTGCTAACTTCCTGCGTAGAACCACTCGCCTTGGCCCTGGTAACTTCGCAATCGTTTCTCAGGATGTCGCTACTGCTCTGCAGTCCCTGAACTCTGGTATCTTCACTGCTAACACTGCAGACGTTGATGGCACTGTAATGGGTATCAAGGTCGGTACTATCCACGGAACCAAGATTGACGTGTACGTTGACACCTTCGCCGCTAATAGCTATGCTCTAGTCGGTTACAAGGGTCAGAAGCCTGGACACGCTGGTATCGTTTACATGCCTTACATTCCTCTGCTTGTTCAGAAGACTGTCGGTTCTGAAGACGCATCTCCTCGTATCATCCTGAAGACCAGATATGCAATCTTGGACAATCTGTTCGGATCTGGCTTGTTCTACCGCGAAATTCGTTTCGCAGGTCTGAACAGCTACTTCGGTAACCAGTTCACCAACATTGGTTCTGCATACTAATCCCTGATTAGTGTAGGTCGAGTAAATTAAGAGGCTGGCAGAAATGCCAGCCTTTTTTGTTGACATCTTTTATTTGAGCGTTTATCTTGTCTATAACAAGGAGGTGGAGTATGACTGTAGACATTCATGCTGGAAACAGACTAGAAGACGAAACTATCTTCCGCTTCACTAGAATTCAACTTGAACTTCTCGAAGAGTGTTTCATTGAAGCATTTTACGTTGGATATCAGGATCGTAATCTTGAGGAATTCGATGATGCTCGATATATTAGAGTTTCAGAAATCAAGACTATTAACGAACTATTCTATTTGATTGGATATAAGTTCGCAAGTTCAGAGATAGCTCTTTCCGAAATGGCACAAAAAAACCTCCCGAGTTTGGAAGGTTTTCGTGAAACTATTTTGAACTACTTAGATAGATTCAATATTAGACTTTTTTACGAGAGAAATAACTAAGAGATTCTGCAAAGGCTTCCATGAAAGCCACCTGCGATTCATACATATGGTTTGTCTGATGACCAGTAAATGCATCGGCTGGAACACTATTGGCATCATTAGTATTAGATGGCGATGTGTATGATGGGTTCATGATCTGGTTTATTTCGCTTTCGCTTGCAATAAACTCATCTACTATTGAATCTAAAGTGTCTACTAAGCCATCAGAGCCAATTAATGCGTCTTTATATGAAGAAAGAGCGCCATTGCTACCTGTATTTAAAACTCTTATGATATTCGATCTGAGAGTTGTAACAGTATGCTTGAAGTCTAATATAGGTGTTTTACTAGTAGATGAAATCTGCATTAATATTGACTTCACAAAAGTAATAAGTCTATTGCCTTGAGCAGTTTTAGATTCTTTTAATGCCTTTAGTAGTATCTTGTCTTTCTCTGTTTCATGGAAGAGTTGATATTCTACATATGCATTAGCAAGCGCCTGTCTAGTGTCACTATCTTTTTCAGCTACATATTGCTTTTTAATAGTATCTCTAATTTTACCAAGCCTATCATATAAAGCAGAGAGCGCATTAAATCCAATGGCATCTCCACTACCTTGACTCTGTAGCTTTTCTATTGTCTTATCAGCGATTCTATTGAGCGTTGAATTAACAAGAGCAGTGCCTTCCAGCACCACCCTGCGACCAACGCATTCCATTAGATGTCGATTGTATCCTAATTTTGCATTAGGAGTTTTACTCTCCATCATAGCCTTTGGAACAATATCGTTGATTGAATAACCTATCTTCATTTTAAACCTCGAAATTATTTATATCACTCACTCATAGGCTGAGTGGTTTTCTTAGATGTGGTTGGAAAATAGAAATATGAACTCATTCCGATTATTACTGTTTTACTACATTCAAAGTCAATTCCAATTTTATTAATATCTGGAAATTCATCGAGTATTGTTCGATTAGACGCTGAAGTGTGATTGGAATAAAACATAAACGCATGGTTTTCAGTTGCCATTGTATCTACATATACTAGAATAGTCCCATATAAAATTCCAAGTCCGTATACAGTTGAATTAATATTACCAAGATCATTAAACTGCTCAAATACTTTAGTATTCAATGATTGAAACGTAAGTGCAATTGCAGGTGATACTATCACTGGAATTAATTCATGTCTCTTCTTCATAAACATTTTTCTAGATTCAACTAGAATATGATTTGCAATATTTTCGAATTTCTCTTGCGACCATCTACCGGCAGTATTATTCGCAGGTGTTATGTCTATGGTCTTACTTGTAATATTAGTTGTAATTATATTAAGACATTCAATTATATGTCTTTCCCTATCAATAGAATTTCCAGATTCATGTAACCAGCTCATATGACACCTCCATTTGTGTTTATTATAGCAGTGTATTACCTGCTTAATAAATACTTTTCGAGGTAACCATGTTTTTAACAAGAGATCAAGTAAAGGAGTTAATATTACTAGAGCTAGGCGCTCCTATGGTAGATATTGACCTTAAACTATTCCCAGATGCCATTAGTCCTATGAATCACTTAGATAAGGCTATAAATGAGACTGTTGACTATTTCTTTAGATATAATACAAACGAATCACTATATCAAACTTGGATTATGATTAGAGCTATACCAGGACAGTCAATATACTCGATGCCTCAGGATATTGAGAGTGTGGTTGAGGTTTGGCCTTCCACTGGAGGTATTCTACAGTCTCCTTTTATGATGGTCGATTCTAGTTCAATGGAAACTGTTATTTCGCTTAATGCAAATTTCAATGAATGGGATATTGTCTCATACACTGCATCTAGGTTATTCATGGCTGAAGTTCAAAAGGCAGTTGGAGAGCAGTTCTACCCTAAGCTAATAGTCAATGCAGAGGGTCGGAAGGAGCTGCATATATTCCCACCTCCTCGCGATACAGGATACGCAAGAACCATCGTAGGAAGGGCCTACAAACGCGCAGAAATGGGATCTGTATACGGGCATCCGTTCTTCGTTAAGATCGCTGCAGGATCTCTTATGCGTATCTGGGGGCGTTCCATTGGTAAATTCGGACGAACATTACCTGGAGGTGGAACTGTGAACGGTGAGATGATTATGAGCGAGGGTAAGGAAATATTCCAAGAATGGATGGGCTATTTGAAGAATGAATCAGCCCCTCCACTCGGAGCTACATACTAACTAATAGAAACCAATTCGATAATATCAACATATAGATGATCTTCGTCTATATTAGAAAAGATGGTATACTTGCCATCTTTTTTTGTATATTTTGGATTATCGTGTTGATCCTTAGTAAACTCAAATGCGAATTTCTCAAAATCAGACATTGAGTTGACTTCGGCAATCTCTTCCTTTTTAGGAGTAGTTCCGTCAGGTATTACAGTAAATCCGCGACCCATAACTAGAGTCTGCCTGTTATACTTAACCTTGTACTTCTTCTTAACAGTATCCTTGTGCTGCTTCAATTCAATAGACGCTAGTCTACGTTGTTTAACAGACTCTTGACTCGACCCGTTGAATCCTGAACTTACAATCATGCGTACTCCAGATTAGAATTAGATTCCCAGTCCTCAGCTATATTAAAAGCCTCTAGTAAAGCAATTTCACTTGCAAGTTTCTTTTTTAAGTTTGCAATTGCTTTCTTGCGAATATTGTCATATTCACGGCGATCTATTTCGAGATTCTTAATGATCTCTTCCTTAGACTTAATGTCGCTAGTATCGTTAATACCGAAATGGTATTTTAAATAGTAACGCTCATTCTTATTCTTGATACCGTTGATATACTCTTCTATTATGTTTTTGGCTTTTTTGATCGTCAGTATATCATTCTCTTCTATGATCTTAGAATCACATAGATTATCCTCTAAGCATATTCCAAGAGAACCTCCAAATTCAAGATCAGGTCTTGAATTATCTATTTGGTAATAGTTGAAGATGGTTTCAAGTGCTGCGAGATTTGAGGTCTTTTTTCGCATCCTCTCGATAATTTCACAGTCCTCTGGATCTCTCCCTAGTTCCTTTGAAAGTATTTTTCGGAGCTTATCTACTTCCCTGCGCTGTTCATGTACATTCACTGGGATTCTGATAAGAGAAGCCTTGTCTGAAATGGCTCTACCTATTGCAGATTTGATCCACTGACTTGCATATGTACTGAATTTGTGACCTAGATTGTAATTGAAAAGGCATATTGCTCTTCGAAGTCCAATAAAGCCTTCTGAAAATAGATCAGAGACGGTCATTTCATCTGATGACCTATATGAAGATACTATTTGAATTATGATCTTAATGTTACTGCAGATTAGTTTATTGATGCAGTAATTCATGTCATTTTCAAAAGCGTTCACTATTTTATTTGAGTGTCGAGTTTTCCATTCACTCAACGCTTCAGAAAATATATCATGCGAGATGTGGTGTTTTTTGATTGACGATAAAGTCTCGTCTTTGGTCATTTCAACTAATTTAGTTGCATATTCAACGTCATGTGCAACTCTCTCGTCATATTCAGATTCAGAGCTAAAAGATCCTACCATGAAAACTTCATGGTGGTTGTTTTTAACTAGAAGACCCTCTACTCTCTCTAGGAACGATTCATATATTTTAGAGTCCTTCAAACAGATCTGGAAAATTCGATCCTTGAGGGTCTGAATTTTCGCGAAGATGAACTGTTCTTGTTCTTTTGACAGGACAGGGTTCTTAAGTACTGTAGGCTCGTAAGAATCTCGTAATTGTTTGAATTCCTTTTGGAAAGACATTACATTTCCTCATGAGCATGGCTCTTCTGTTATGATAGTTTAGGGAAAATCGCTTCGAGTATCACCTCGGCTGCACTTGGGGTGCCCCCCTCATGATTAGCAAGGTAATTTACACTCTTGGCATCCGTCAACCCTAATATAAAAGAAGTCTCATAATAAACCCCTATAGCCGACCTGACTTCCTCTGTCAACTCTATACTGCCGACAAATTCATCAAAATCGACAGTGTTTATAATCTCAAACATTAATTCATTGAATAATAGACATGAGTCAATTATCATTTCCTGCGAATCTTCGTTACCTGAAATAACATCATCTAATAATGCAACTTTGAGATTCATCTTATTACTATCAACATGCGCTTTAAAACTATTAACCAAATAAGAAGCGCCTTCAATATAAGTATTTAATTGTTCTGCAAAAAACAAATCATACAATTCATCATATAGCTTTTTGAAATCTGTTAATTCACTGATCCCGTTCAATATTTCAGTGATTTTTTGATATGTTGCGTTCTTCTTGTCAGTGAAACTGCATCCTATTTCAGCTATTCGCATCGAGATGTCGTTCGATGTTTGGTAGTACTCTTCGTCAGTCATAGGTTCTAGTTCAGGTTCCATATTATAAATTGTAGCATTAGTAAGCATCGATCAGAATGATTTACTCTAAATAATCGATGTGGTTGACTTATTCGATGTTGTCTTGACTAAACATACTGGCTCCCCTAAGCAGGAAATATTCTATAATGTAGAAACTTCTACCAACGACACTCGTATTGTTGGAGGGTATAGTACAGAAGTCAATGCGATTTCGTTCAAAACTGTTGATTCAGCTACGTTTTTGGATAGTATTGATGCGATGAATTATCCTGTTAGAGCGCCTTATGCTACAACTAATATCAAACAGTACAATTATACTGAGAGTTTAGCTCATGATATTGAATCAGGTCCAGTTAAGAGCGGTCTTTATAATAACTCCTTTGAGAATTGGGTTAAAATTAAGTTAAGATTTGATCGTAAATACCGGAAGTGTATTGATGGAACTAGGTTATATGTTCCATGTGCATGTGGAAATCCAGATGCGCCTCCTGAATACTTCACTAAAATCAAAAACCTTAAAATATGGGTTCATTTCAAACAAACTGAAGGATATTTAATCAAGTATGGATTTGCCGAAGATTTCGTTAAACCTGTTAGGGTTAATAGTTCAATAGCAACGTCTGATATTAGATCAATGGCATCTCATCATTATGATGCTTCAGTTGCAATTGAATTACCTTTCCCAAATTCAACTGAAATAATACTAGGTCAAGTAGAATCACTAGAATCTAATTTCTTTGTAACTCAATTAAAGGCTTTCAAGGGCTGTGAATTCGAGAACAATTTAATGTGGTTCGAAGTTCATTACGACTTAGCTTGATTCACCCTAGACAATGCAAGATCTGCTGATATTGCTTCAATATTTGCATTGATAGTTGAAGCGTCTTGCTTTGATAGTAATCCCTTACCTACACTCTTATTAATATCCAGACCACCTGATATTACAGTCTTCAC